TGCTGTTTGTCAGGGGCAGCAGTCGGCAGACGGATTTTTTCATTTTGGGGCTTGACTTTTAATAGTTAGTCTCCCAAATGCCTGTGAAACGGTGTTCATTATAGAAGGAGTATACACAAGGCGGCATTGACCGTCTATTTTTATGCCCAAATGGGCAGGAAAGGACAAGATTATGCAGAATGTGATCGACAAGATTGAATGGATGTTCGCAGGTCTGGGTGGTTTCCTGGGCTGGTTCTTTGGCGGGTTTGACGGCTTCCTGTATGCACTTGTAGTGTTCGTGGTCTGTGACTACTTCACCGGAGTGCTGGCGGCAGCGATCAAGCATGAGCTTTCTTCTGAAGTTGGCTTTAAGGGCATCGCCAAGAAGGTGTGCATCTTCGTACTGGTCGGCATTGCCAACATCATTGACACACAGATCCTCCAGAATGGAGCGGCCATCCGTACAGCAGTGGTGTTTTTCTATCTGGCGAATGAGGGCCTGAGCTGCCTCGAAAACGCAGCCGTTATCGGTCTTCCGGTGCCGGAGAAGCTCAAGGAGATGCTGGCACAGTTGAAGGAAGAAAAGGAGAATAAGGACGAGTAATCAATGGGGAGAGGTGTAACAGCCTCTCCCTCAATTTTTAGGAGGAAAGCAATATGAGTAAGAAAGAGTATCCCGCAAAACTGACGACCGGTTATTACCGTGTGCGTGAAGTCTGGGAAGATGAGGCATCCCAGTTTGGCGCGTACCGTCTGCTGGCGAATGCAAAAGCCAAGTGCGATGAGAACCCCGGCAGCCGAGTGTTCGACAATGACGGCAACGTGATCTATCCGGAAGAGGCTGTCCCGGATACCGGCGCAGATGAGAGTGAGGAGAAAGCAGTCGTGGACGATATCCCGGAAGATGAGCCGGAAACCACAACCCCTGTGGAAGATACCCCGGCGGAAAAGGAAGCAGAGGATGAAGTTGATAAGAATGAGGAGTCCGCTGTGGATGAGAATGAGTTCCCGACTGCGGAGGAGCTTCCGGCGACCATTGCCTACGGCAAGCTCAAGACCCTCATGAACATCCGCAAAAAGCCGAGTCTGGAAGCGGAGGTCGTAGCGGTCTATAAGAAGAATGCCCTTGTGGAAGTGGTGCAGTTCTGTGATGGCTGGCTGAAGATCAAGTGTGCCGAGGCAGAGGACGGTGTGGCATATGTCCTGAACAGTGCGGATACCTATGCGTTCACAGCAGGCAGGATCTATACCGTTGTTCCCGGTGATAATCTCTGGAAGATCGCAGATAAGGAACTGGGAAGCGGCAGCCGCTGTGCAGATATCAGTGTGCTGAATGGGCTGACTTCCAACGCCATCCGGGTCGGCATGAAACTGCTGATCCCGTAACAACAGAATAACCACAGCACGAGGTTCAGAGTGATCTGGGCCTCAACTTTTTTAGCAGGAGGAAATCATTATGGGATATACCAATAGTCCACTCGTTGTTTACACCAAGCTCTCCCCGAACCATTCCGGGCAGAGGACACACAGTATCGACCGCATCACACCGCATTGTGTGGTCGGTCAGCTTTCTGCGGAGAGCATCTGCGGCTGCTTTACCAGCACGAGCCGTCAGGCAAGCTGCAACTACGGCATCGGTACGGATGGGCGGGTGTCACTTTGTGTCGAGGAAAAGAACCGCAGCTGGTGTTCGTCCAGCAATGCCAATGACCAGAGGGCTGTCACCATCGAGTGCGCCAGCGACATGAATGAGCCGTATGCCATGAACAGTGCCGTATATGACTCTCTCGTCAAGCTCTGCATCGATATCTGCAAGCGTAACGGAAAGAAGAAGCTCCTGTGGCTGGGTGATAAAAATAAGACACTCAACTATGCTCCGGCGGCAGATGAAATGGTGCTGACCGTTCACCGCTGGTTTGCCAACAAAAGCTGCCCTGGAAACTGGCTGTATGCCCGCCTGGGTGATCTGGCCGCAAGGGTAACTGCAGCACTGGGCGGTTCATCCTCATCCGGCATGCAGGCTTCTTCGCTGAAAAACCTGTCAGAAGCAGAGGCAGTGGCAAAGATCGGTCCGCTGTTTACTGCGAACCAGAAAACTACTGGCATCCTTGCCTGCGTGTCGATGGCACAGTTCATTCTGGAATCCGGCTACGGTAAATCTGAGCTGGCACAAAATGCCAATAACTGCTTCGGCATGAAGACTTCGCTTTCCGGGAACAGCTGGAGCGGCAGCAGTTGGGATGGCAAGTCCGTCTATACCAAGAAAACGCAGGAGCAGAACGATGACGTTTCGATGGTTACGATCACCGCTGACTTCCGTAAGTACGCCTGTGTGGAAGACTCCATTGCCGACCATGCGGCATATCTGCTCGGTGCGATGAACGGCAGCAGGAAACGCTACGAGGGTCTGGCAGGCTGCACTGATTACAAGAAAGCGGCACAGATCATCAAGGATGGTGGATATGCTACCAGTCACACCTATGTGCAGGATCTCTGCAATATCATCGAGCGTTGGAACTTGACGCAGTACAATGCGGCTGCTGGAAGCACCACCATTTCCGGCTGGTACCGTGTCCGTAAGAGCTGGCAGAATGCCGCTTCCCAGAAAGGTGCGTTCCACGACCTCACCTATGCAAAGCAGTGCGCGGATAAGAATCCGGGCTATTATGTTTTTGACCCGGCGGGTAAGGCCGTCTACCCGGAACCGAAGTCTTCAGTCCCGTATACTGTGCGTGTATCCATTAAAGACCTCAACATCCGCAAGGGACCGGGCACGAATTACGGTAAGACCGGTTATTACACCGGAAAGGGCGTGTTTACCATCGTGGCAGAAGCTGCCGGTGCTGGTTCTGCAAAGGGCTGGGGCAAGCTGAAATCCGGTGCAGGCTGGATCGCACTTGACTTTGCATCCCGTATCTAAAAACAGTCCCCGTCCTTACAGGGCGGGGCGTACATAAACATTATTGCGAGGTGAATTAGCTGAATGTTAAAGAATATGAAAAAAGACACAGAACCAGGTGTGGGCTGTGCCTTTCAAAATGGGCTATTCCTGTCCGGTTAGCCGATCATATAAGATAACAGTTTCAGATGTTGAAACGCAAATCCGTTCTTTTTTCAGGATTGTTCGTGGGCGCTGGTTCTCACGGTAATCTCGGTCTGTTTGTGTAAAAGCAGAGCAGCAAACAAAATCACAAACGGAAATGTCACCTGATGAAGTTGATCGGATGATAAAGATAAAATCAATTGGCGGTGTAGCTTTAGAAATCAGGTAATCAGCTTGTATTTGGGTGCTGAAGGAATAAAAACGCGGCATGTAGGAATGGAGGATAAAGTCCTGTTCAATTGTTTGCTTTAAGCGAACCAATGCTTCCAGGCGGGGCTTTACACTTTCCTGATATTGAGAGCCTTTTTCGATCTGAGAAAGCATGATTTTTTTACGCAGGATCATGTCAAGCGTTTTTGATCGGTTGAATCGTGGCAGACTGACATCAGTCAAATATTGAAAACCTGCAAGATGCGGAAATCGCTCAGGTGGGAAAGCGAGAGTGATGGTATGAAGCTGCTTTTTGTAGCCATATGTAAAAACGTAATTGAACTGCATTAGTTCTTTCCACGTTAATGCCGCTTCATATAGTATATCGGTACTCATGCCATCATCTCCTTTGCAAAAAAATAAGAGCCCTGCCGTAGCAAGGCTCTCATTAAGCGTTTTTGTTCGATTCAAAGAATCTATTCGGCTTGTGGTTGTCGCATAACCCACGGGCAGGCTCCACAATCGGCTGAAACCGAACCAGTCCACTGCTTCAACGCCACGATAGCTGGTCAATGCCGCTATCCTCTAAGTTCATTATAACACAAAATAACCAGAACACAAGTACTCTGGAATAATTTGTGGCGTGTGAACTATCACGCTCAGTAATAGTATATGCGGAATCGGAAAAATCGCAACTGGAAAAAGAAACAAAATAAAAATAAAAATCGTGCAGATAAGACAATAATCTCCCAGATTATTCTCCGTCTTTCTGCGCCGAAATTACTTGATAATATCACGAAACAGAGGGAATATGTGACTGCCCAAAGAGAAGAAAACGGGCAGGAAAGGAGCGAAAACTATGAGTACTGGTACGGATTTCCTTGCAAATCTGCAGAAAAAGACTGTGAAGAATACAGTACAGCAGAAACAGCAGAAGAGAGTAAATGCATCTGCTGTGGATGTTTCGGCTTTACTGGAAGCCGCTCTTGGGAAAAAGAAACCTGTGGAAGCTGTGGCAGATGTCCGTCAAAGTACGGATGCTGCCACAGCTTCTTTTTTACCACCGACTGATACGCACCAAGGCAAGTCTACTCAACAAAAACCCAAAAACGCATCAGATAAAAAACAGACACCCCAAAAATCAAAAGACATCGTGGATGCCGGTATCACAGCTCTTATCCAGAAGGCTCTGGATGCCAAAAAGGTCATGGCAGAGCCGGACATTGCAGAACGGCTGCAGAGCAGTATGGAGAGTGAGTTTACGAAGCTCTTCACACCGGAAGAACCGCAGGATAACAAGTTCGTTTCGACAGCGACCTTCCGGGCTACCAAAAAGAAAGCCGGAACCCTTAATGTGGCAGCTTACATCCGCGTTTCTACGGACATGAGCGACCAGGAGAACTCCTATGAAACGCAGGAAAAATACTTTAACCAGCTGATTGAAAATAATCCGGCATGGAATGCAGTCGGTGTGTACTCCGATTACGGCATCTCCGGCACTTCCAAGGAAAAGAGAACCGGATTCCGCCGACTGATGCGCCATTGTAAGGACGGGAAGATCGACCGCATTGTGTGCAAGTCCATATCACGATTTGCCCGAAACACGGCTGACTTTATGAGCGCACTGGATATCCTGCATGACTGCGGGGTAACGATTCTGTTCGAGAAAGAAAATCTGGATACAGCAGACCCGACCAGCGACTTCATCCTTACGACACTGGCAGCCATTGCACAGGAAGAAAGCCGCAGCATTTCTAGCAACATCCGGCTGGGGCAGAAGATGCGCTTTCCGAAGGGGGATGTTCCCAACAAGATCATGTACGGATACCGCTACAATGGGAAGATGGTTACCTCCGAGAGCGGATATGAGTATAAAGATATTGAGATCGTTGAGGAAGAAGCCAGGGTCGTCCGGCGCATTTTCCATGAAGTTGTGGAAGGGAAAGCCTATACGGAGATTGCAAGGGGACTGAACATGGACAAGATTCCGGCTCCTGTCACCGACGCAGTGAGAGTAAGAAAGAAAAAATCCAAGAAAGGGCAGTTAAACAGTGATCTGCTGGATGGATGGACAGGCGGGAATATCACGCGGATCGTCCGTGCCGAGCGGTACATGGGTGCAGTCCTTATCCAGAAGAAGTTCACATCGGATTACCTGACACATGAAGTCCGGGACAACAAAGGCGAAGTTCCTCAGTATTTTGTCCGGAACCATCATCCGGCAATCGTTGACGAGGACCTGTTTGAAAAGGCACAGGAAGTTGTAAAAGTAAACAGCGATTTATATAACAGGACAAGATCCGGCAAGAAGCCGAGAGCGTCTTCCCAAAGACTAATCTGCGGGGAGTGCGGCCGCTTTTTCCATGTGACAAACGGAAATGGGAACTATCCCATCTGGCGGTGCCCGACGAGCAGCCGGACGACAGGAAAACGTATCTGCCATGCAGAAAAAGTATACGAGGAACAGGTTGTCCGAGCCTTCCGTAAAGCAGTTCTGGAGCGGTTCCGGCTGACGCTTAAGCCCATCCATGACAACGTGGCTGTGGCAGACATCATGAGCGGCCGGTTCAAAGAGCAGTATGACAACTTCACCCCGGAAGCAGATTCTTTTGTAAGCCAGATGCTTGCACGGCTGGAGAGCATTCAGAAGCTGGATTTTATGGAACGCGACCGTGCTTTTTATAAAAAGCAGATAGCAGCCGCACACACCAGTGTGGAAAGCACCAGTAAGAAGATCCGGCTCCTGAAAAGTCAGGTGGATGTGATGCAGACCCGTCTGGAACTTCTCGGTGACGAGATGATCGACCCTGCTTCTATTGAGGAGAAGAAAAAGCTCATTGAGAAACTGGAGTGTGATATTCAGAAGGACACGGACACTGAGCAGAAACTGACCGAACAGCTCGACTATATGGAAGACTACTGGGAAGAACTGGAGGGCGACTATGAACGAAGGGAAAAGGCAATCGAGTGGATGAAGAACCTCCCGGCGGGGCGGGATGGTACGGTGGCCTTTCTGAATGAAGTGACCGAAGAACACTGCAAGGCATTCCTCCTCTCCATCACGATTCATTCACCGCTGAAGTTTACGGTACACTGGTTCGATGACACCAAGACCGAGGTAGAGATGGATTCCAATATCGAAGATTACCGCAATACCGCAAGCTATTATGACGGGCATACGATGCGCGACGGCAGCCAGCGGAAGAGGCATGTAAGATAAGACCAGTTGCAAGGCTGGAAGAAAGGAGCAGATTATGACAAGACAAAAAGTGGATGTGATCCCCGCCAGTGTGCGCTCGGTACAGAACGGCGGGCAGCTGAAAAGCCAGACCAACATCCGTGTAGCGGCTTACTGCCGTGTTTCCACCGGCGATGAGAGCCAGCAGACTTCCTACACGACACAGAAAGCATTCTACAAAGACCTCATCACCCGGAAGCCCGGCTGGATCTTTGCCGGCATCTACGCAGATGAAGCAAAATCTGGTACCAACCGGGAGCATCGAGAGGAATTCAACCGCATGATAAAAGATGCGATGGATGGAAAACTGGACTACATCGTTACAAAGTCCATTTCCCGATTCGCGCGAAACACCATTGACTCCCTGACATGTACCCGTGAGCTTCGGCAGCTGAAGCCGCCCGTGGGTATCTATTTCGAGAAAGAAAACATCGACACGCTGGACGCCAAAGGTGAGCTGATCCTGACGATCCTTTCTGCACTGGCACAGGATGAGAGCCGTTCCATTTCCGATAACATCCGATGGAGCATCCAGAAGAAGTTCCAGTCTGGTGTCCCGCATATCAATCTGAAACGGATGCTGGGATATGAGCTTGGGGAAAATAAGCAGTGGGTCATCGTGCCGGAGCAGGCAGAGATCATCCGCTACATTTTTGACCGTTTCGTGAAAGGCCAGACGGCGAATAAAATCGCACAGGAGCTGAACCAGATGGAAAAGTTCACGGTCAATGGAAAGAAGTGGAGTGCCAGCTCGATCCTGATCGTCTTGCGGAATGAGAAGTATGTGGGCGATATCGAGATGCAGAAGACCATCACGAAGGATTTCCTTACCCACCGTTCCAGCATCAATAAGGGCGAAGCACCCCGGTACTATGTGAAGAACCATCATGTGGGCATCATCGACCGTGTGACTTGGGACAAGGTGCAGACCATGCTGTTCGAGAAGCCGAGGGCAGATATGACGAAAGGCCCCGGCAAGAAAAAGGTAAAGAGCATTAAGGGTTCTCCGTTTGGAAACCTGCGCTGCGGTGCGATCCTGGAGAATGGGCCGGATGCCGGAAAGCCCTGCGGGGAGGGATTCTTCCGTACAACCTACACGGGTGTGGCAAATGGTTACAGCGATGAGCGAAGTCTTAAGGCGACTGGTGAGGATACCGGAGAGTATCTGGAAAAATACACCTATTCGTATCCCGTTTGGCGGTGCAAGCGTAAGGTCGGGGAGCGGGACGGTGAGCCGCCGAAGAACGGTTCTCCCGACCAGAAAGCGTATTGCCGGAGCAAGAAAGGCTGCATGTCGGATGAGGAAAAGGAAGCGGCAAACAAGCGCTGCCCCTCAGAACGCTACCATGAGTGTGCGCTGGAGCAGAGTTTCATGGAACTGCTCTACAGCATGAAGCGCGACTTTGAACAGCACGGTGATGCCTCCATGATCGTGACGATGTTTGACAATGCCTATGAGCAGGCTGTCCGGCCGGCGAATAACAACAGCATCTCGGTGCAGAGGATGGCAACGGTAGAAAATCAGATCAAGGAGATGGAAGAACGCCTGCAGGATGCCATCAGCCATCAGGTGGCGGCACTTCGGGAAGCTGCACTGGAACAGAACGTGGAACTGAATGAAGCCCTTTCCAACGGGGAGGTGACCATTGACGACATCGACCTGGACATCCGGAGCGGACTGACACCGGGAAGCATCGGAGTGAGCTTCTATGGAACGGAAACGGAGGAAGGTTCGGAAGCCCAGATTTATACAGAGCTTGTGAACGACCTGCAGGAACGGCTGAAAACACTCCAACAGGAACGGCAGACGATAGAGGAAGAACAGGGTGTGCTGGCGATCATGAAAAAGAACTTTGAATACTTCCTTGCCTGTCTGAAAGAACTGCCGGATACCAATGCAAGCGGAATGCTGTTAAGAGTCAACGGTCTGGATGTACAGGGAACCCTGCTTCGGGATGTGGACGGAAATGCCATCGAAGGCCGGAAACGTGCCATCACCAGCGGAAAGCTCAAGCTGACTCCTGAGCGGATCGCAGAAGCACCAGATATGCTCCACTTTGAAAAAGGCATCTACTGTGCTTTTGTTGAGAGCGGGGTACTGAAGGGGGATGTGGCAACCTATAAGACAAACTTCGGTGTGACACTGACCTCAAAAGGCAACCGCAGAACGCTCGACAGCTTCATGGGTTATAAGCGGAGTGACATGGACGGCAATGTGGTCTATGTGGATGCTCCTTATAAGGTGTACGGATTCAGCATTCAGTACCGCAGATACCTGACAACTGCAGCGAAGCGCGAGAGGGAAGAAGCGGTGTGATGGAAGGAGACAGGACCCTGCCGGGTGTGGCTTTTGTGGCTGCATCTGGCAGGGCTTTTTTTGTTTAATGTTTTATTGTACTGCTATTTTGCCTTTTTTTGTCTGGCCTTTTTTACCCGTAAGGATTGCTATGTGCAGAATCCTGTTATATGTTGTGGGTGGCGAGAAATACACATACGACAGAAAATACACATAGCGAGGAGTGTTTGGAATGAAAGATGTAGCTGGGATGCTGGCAGAGAAATATGGTGCAAAAGCTGAAGAGATTGTGGCGGCCGGTGCTATGAAATTATATCTTCAGAGCATGGAGCCGGCAGAGGCACTGAGAAAGGTGAGGTCTGTGTATGAGCCAAAAGTGATCCGGCTTGACAGTGGCGAAGGCGTGCCGGTACAAAGCAATATTGATGGTGCAAAGTACGCTGCGTTCATCGATGAGTCTGTGGTGTTTGCTGCTCAGAAGATGAGAGGGCGTGGGGATGCATTGGCAGAAATGGTTATGGAAAAGCTGAAAGCCGTGGATGGAAAATGTCTGATCAAGTGTGCCAGCGTGGAGTTCATGAGTTTTATCGAGGATGTATATAGGAGTTTGCATCGGCGTGAATATTAATGAAAAAATTTACAGGTGATCATTTCCAAGGCGTTGATGGGGTTGATTATTTTTTTAGAAGAGCATGACCGCTTGAAATAAGCGTGCTTTGATGGTAAGATATTGATGGGGAGATTTATTTTTCACAACCTGAAAGAGGGTGATATCCGATGAATAAGTGTAGAGATTTGGATTTCGAGCGAAAGCATGAAGAAGATCTTCAAAGATTGCGAGGTTTTAGGCTTTTGGATGATGATTTCATGAGCAAAGTCTTTGAAGATATAAAGTGTGCAGAATTTTTGTTGCAGATTATTCTGAATCGAGACGATCTGAAAGTGAAAAAATCCAATAGCCAGTATAGCGTTAAAAATTTACAGGGAAAATCTGTGCGGTTGGATATTCTTGCAGTGGATAGGGAAAACCGTGTATACAATATTGAAATTCAGCGAAATGATAAAGGTGCTGGTGTTAAGCGAGCTAGGTATAACAGCGGTATAATCGATGCGAATGTTACTGAACCAGGCGAGCAGTATGAATACCTGAATGAAACTTATGTGATTTTCATCACAGAGAATGATGTTCTTAAAAGAGGACTTCCGATATATCATATTGACCGTATGATTAAAGAAACAGGAGAATCATTTGGTGACGAATCGCATATTATATATGTGAACTCTCAAATCAAAAATGAAACGGCACTTGGAAAACTGATGCATGACTTTTCTTGTACAAGTGCAAAAGATATGTATTATGAAGTATTAGCTAATCGAGTACAGTACTTCAAAGAAGATGAGAAAGGAGTGGCGGTTATGTGCAAGGTTATGGAAGACATGAGAAATGAAGCTGCAAGAGAAAACTCTCTGGAAACAGCCCGTAGCTTGCTGTTGATTGGAAAGCTAACTTATGAGGAAATAGCGCAAGCTACGAAACTCACAGTTGATGAGGTAAAAGAACTAGATGAGAGAAGAAGTGCATAATTGAAACTCATCGCCTACCGGTGCAGTGTGTAACTATTGATATGCTTTTTCCATTGATGGCAGAGAAAACCAGATGTCTAAAAAACTGAAAGAGTGAGCGAAGTGTGCAAGCAGATGGAAGATTTAAGAAATGAGAGTATTCTTGAGGGCATCGACATTGGCGACCTTAGAACGACAGTAAAGTATTATAAAAAGGGCAAGATTACCCTTGAAGAAGCTGCTGAGGACTTGAACATGACTGTGGAAGAATTTAAAGAGAAGATGAACCAAATTCCAGCAGAAGCAGTATAAAACATACCAGCCCACTGGCGCACTGTGTAGATTCCTACATGGTCCGCTGGTGGGCTTCTTTTTTAGTCCATACCCGTATAAACCACAGACAGCACTTCGGTGTGTTCCAAAGTGCAGTTGTGGCTTATGCGGGCTTTTTTGTTATATGATCAACAAGTTATAAAATCAAACTCCTAAGCCGTATAAAATTGCTTTCATCTCCTTTACCATCCGGGTGAGAATCTCCTGCTCAATTGCATTACAGTCTAAAAGCAGACGGTGGATCTCGGAATCGGCAGTGGACGCGGAGTGCGCCAAACTGTCTACAAGAAGATCATCTGCTGAGATGTTAAGAATATTAGCAATGTCGACCAGAGTTTCAAGGCTGGGGCGGCTGATTGCCGCTTCAATCTGACTGATGTGTTTGCGAGATACATTCAACTTTTCGCAAAATTGTTCCTGAGTTAATCCGGATGCGTTACGGAAAGTGCTGATACGCTTTCCAAGTGCAGTATAATCTAATGCCATGTATGTTCCTCCTTATGTGTACCCGCATAAGGCTGTTACGATTATCCCGCAGAGAAAAATACATAGCAACTTGATTACAGGAATTCTAAGGCCGCAAAGGTCTACACCTCTATCTGTTATGTGGTCTAAGGCTGTTTTGCCACCTGTTGGGTGGCAAAAACGATGATGTGCCACCTGATGGGTGGCAGTCAAAACGCCACACATACTCTATAATATAAATGTAGAAAAGACTGCGTACAGAAAGGGACGATGATGGCGAACAAAGGAGAAACAGGAATTCTTACATTATATAGTGATGTACAGGCGACTGCCGTCCGCTGGTTGTGGTATCCGTTCATTGCAGTTGGAAAAATCACATTGCTGCAAGGCGACCCCGGTGACGGCAAGTCCACAATGATGATGAATCTGATAGCAGAACTGTCCAAGGGCGGAACTCTGCCAGATGGAAAAATCATCGGAATGCCGCAGAGGGTCATTTATCAGTGTTCCGAAGATGGTGTTTCAGATACCATAAAGCCCCGACTGGAAAAATGCGGAGCTGATTGCAGAAATGTTGCATTTATTAATGAAGAAACATACAGTGGTCTGACACTGGATGATGAACGTATCCGGCAGGCTATCATAGAATTTCGGCCGCGGCTGGTAGTAATCGACCCGATACAGGCGTATCTCGGAAGCGATTCTGATCTTCAGATTGCCGGAAGAGCCAGAAAGCTGATGCAGCGTCTGGGCATGTGGGCATCTGTATATGACTGTGCCATTGTGCTGATCGGCCACCTCAATAAAAAAGAGGGAACAAAGGGACTTTACCGGAGTCTTGGCAGTATCGATGTTGTGGCAGCGGCACGAAGTGTCCTTCAGGTGGAACGAGATCCTAAAGACGCTGACATTCGTATCGTGCGGCAGATAAAAAACAGTCTGGCTCCATCCGATGGAGAGATTCGTTTTTCAATAACTGCAGAAGACGGATTTCGTTGGCTGGAGTGTGAGATTGCACCAGACCCAACAGCGGAGCCGGAATCACCAAATTTTGAATCGAAGACTGAAAAAGCAGCATATCTGATAAAAAAGCTGCTATCTGAAGGAGACATGAGGTCCAGAGAAATTTATATACGGATGAGCGATGAAGGAATCAGCCGCAGGACAGCAGAAAATACAAAGAAAGAACTCGGCATCCGAAGTTATCGGAAGATGCGTCAGTGGTATTGGAGCATAAAGCCGGAAGAATGAGAGGAAGTACATGATAAGAAGTGAAGCAGAAGCGGTAGACCGCAAGCAAAGGATAAGAGACAGATACAAAGGTGTTGATACCTCTGAATTAGAGGTTATCCCGGCAAAAGCAGTGGAGGGGCTTGGAGAAAGCACCTCTATTCGGCGTGTTGCCGCTTATGTCCGTGTTTCTACTGATAATGATGAGCAGACTTCTTCTTATGAACTTCAGAAAAATTATTATACAGAGTACATAAAGGCACAGCCGGGATGGGAGTTCGTTGGAATTTACGATGATGAAGGCATCAGTGGAACATCGCTGGAGCATCGTAAGGGAATGCAGCAGTTGATTGAAGATTGCAAAGCAGGAAAGATAGACCTGGTCCTTACGAAGTCCATCGCCCGTTTTGCCCGAAACATTGTGGATTGCCTTTCTGTCATTGAAACACTGAAAGATCTTGATCCACCTGTAGGTGTGAAATTTGAAGCGGATAATATTTATACGCTTGACAGTAACGGTCGTATGATCCTGACGATTTTGGCATCAGTTGCCGAAGAAGAATCTCATTCCAAGTCAATCATTATGAACTGGTCCATTGACCGCCGGTTCAGCCGCGGACTGTTCCTGACGCCTGCTCTGCTTGGATATGATCAGGATGAGGACGGCAATCTTGTAGTGAATCCAGCGGAGGCTCAGACGGTAAAGGTCGTTTACTATCTGTACCTGAATGGATTTTCATTTACTGAGATTGCAGAGCTTTTGACAGAATATGGTCGGAAGACAAAATTGGGGAACACAGAGTGGAACCCAGGCACTCTTGCAGGTGTCATTGCCAATGAACGCCATTGTGGAGATGTGCTGGCGAGAAAGACTTTCACGCCAAATTTTCTAACACATAAATCAAAGAAAAATAATAATGATCGGACGCAATACCGGCAAAGGGATCATCACGAGGCAATCGTGTCCAGAGAAGTCTATAATGCAGCAAATCATCTGCGGGCATCCAGAAGTTATGCAAAGAAAAATCGTCCTTTGCCAGTTTTGAGTGTCGTGAATGATGGAATCCTACGAGGATATGTTCCTTTCGACAAGGACTGGACTGGCTTTTCAGCGGAGGAATATCGGGAGGCATCTGAAAGTGTGATGCAAGAGAAGCCGGCCGATACCACAGAGGTTATGAATCGCCTGGATCTTTCTGGCTATGAAGTAGTACGGGCGCAGTATTTCTCAACGTTGCGGAATCCGGCCATGACGATTTCAAATGGCAAGTTGCGTTTCAATACTGCCTGCCTGAAAAAATTTGAAGATGTGGAGTATGTGGAACTGCTTCTGAACTCGGTTGATCGCTGTGTTGCAATCCGGCCGTGTGAAAAGAGCAATCCGAATGCGATTCACTGGGGAAAGCTGAAGGAAGGTCGGTGGTGCGCCAGTACACTCGGATGCCGCGGTCTGGCAAAAGCCCTTTTTGACATGATGGAATGGGAAGAAGGTTTGAAATACCGTTTCCGTGGGCAGCTTGTGGAACAGAATGATGACAAGCTGATGCTGTTTGAACTTGATGAGCCGGAAATGGTTAAAGTGGAAGAAATTGTCCTGCCATCCAAGGAACAGGATGAAGAGGGAAAAACCGTCAAGCAGACGATCTATATTTTCCCACCAGAATGGGCAGGTACTTTTGGAAAGCCGATCACAAGTATTGCACAGGTCGGGATTTTACAGCAGGAGCATTACTCTGGAAACTGGGATGTACTTCGGCCGGCAGCAGAGATAGAAGAAATGAACACTTTTACCGCAGATGGCCTGAATGCTCTGCTCCATGAAGCGGAAAAAATAATGGAAGGATGGACTGACACAGATGAATGAAAATACGAACGCCATGCCACCGGAAGAGCAGGCAGAAAATGATAGAGACGCAAGAGCGGAAGAATTAGAAAGTACATTTTCTTATGACGGATACCAGGTCGTGCGGAAGGAGTTGTTTGCACATCTTCGTGACCCCGCGATCGTGATCCGCAAGGACAGCATCACATTTAACACAGCCTGCATCACAGGGCTGGAAGATGTGGTTTATGTACACGTCATGTTCAACAATGATTTGAAACGTATTGTTGTACGCGGCTGTGATGAAAACGACAAGGACGCTCTGCGCTGGTGCATCGCCAAGCCAGATAAACGTAAAAGCCGGAAGATGACCTGCAAGCCTTTTTCAGAACTGGTGTATAAGGAAATGGGCTGGGATACCGAATGCCGGTATAAGATGCTTGGGTACAGAATTTCGTTTGAAGGGGAAACTCTGTATGTTTTTGACCTGCTCGTGCCGGAGATCTTCCATGAGGGCCAGAAGCGAAAAAATGGAACAGACCAGAAAAATGCGCAAGAGACAAAGCCTGCAAATACCAGAAAGGGATTTTACCCAGATGATATTGCGGGTACTTTTGGCGTACCTGTAGAAGAACATCTGAAAGAATCCGAAGTTCAGCAAATGGATGGCTATGTATCGGTGGGGATGCTGACGGGTAAGACCATCCCCGATACCGGGCTTGATTAAAACGGCAACCAGGATTTCAAGGGGGAAGTGCGCCCATTTTTAAGGAGGGGAGAGTAGTGAACGAAAGAATATGGAACCAGCGGATGCTGGGTCTGACTTTTAATGTCGAAGATGGAAGGATCACAATCTTCCGCAGCACATTGGAAGCATTAGGCTGGCCAACCCACTATCGTTTTCTGTACAACCGAGAGGCAAAACAGGTAGCTGTGCAGAACTGTACGGCTGAAGATGCAGGAGCTCATAGGACACCGAAGCTGACAGTGAGCAACAGCTGCGAGATCAAGTGCGTGGCATTGGTGCGGATGATCTACCAGGACATGCGGTGGAACCGGAACAATACATATCGTCTGGAGGGGAAAAGCATCCCCAGACAGCAACTTGTGAGTTTTGATTTAGGCACTCCGTTTTTGGTCGAAAACGGGAAAGCTCTTGACGAAAATCCAAGCCTCACAAAGCCCCTGTGTGGCGAAGGATTGTCCGTTGCGGAAAGTTCCTCGGCCTCGCCAATTAAACACGACAGTGGGGCACTGTGAGGGGTGTGTGGCGAAGTCGGCAAAAGGCAGCCAACCGGGTAAGGATCCAGGATGCTTGCAAGGCAGCAAGGTGGAAGGTGACCGGGTGGGCAGGAGGCTATACAGACAAGTCTACTCAACAAGTGAATAAAATCACTTTTGCACCTATGAACGATAAAAATAAGTGATTAAGCTCACTTATGGCTATTGGAAATAAGTGATTTTGTTCACCTAGAAAAAGTGAGCTTTTTACGCCACCCGGAGTTTTGGGTGATGCTATCATTTGGTAAAAATAAGTGATTATAATCACTGAAAATCATTACAAACTGAAATAAGTGAGCTTAATCACTTATAAGGAAAAAAGTGAATATTTTACGCTCTGATGTACTTTGAGGTCGTCGATTAGTCAATAATCGGCGGCTTCTTTTTTATGCCTGGAAAAGTGGGTATGTAGCGACATATGGCAATAAGTGAGCTTTATACGCCACCGTCGAGCAACTTCTCCGAACAAATTTGAGTGCAGAAATGTCTACGCAACAAACCGTATTGACGTAACGGTCGCATCGGCAAATGCCGAGCCAACACAGCCCGACTGTGAGGCAGACACGGCGCAGATGCTGGAGGCGGGAGCGTAAGCTCCCAAGCCCCCCAATGGGGGCCGGAAATATGCGAGACCTTCTTCCATTGTACCGATATTAACTCTTCAAATGTACATTATCAAGCGGATAAATCGCAGAAATGGATGACAGCGATAAGGATGCCTTCACGCTGGAGGAGGACTGGACTTGTCCAGCACCGGAGACATCACTGCTTTTGTGCTGATGTTCCCGCCCAGAACCTCGGAAGAAAAATACATCATGCTTCCGTTCTTCTGGATACCGGATAATACGATCCCCCAGTCTGGAAATGTTCGAGGATCTGGCATGGCTGATGGCCCGTCATGCTGACCCTGCGAATGTGCCGGACAGCCCGGAGGAGTTCCTGGACCAGTTCAACACGTTCTCCATTTATCAGATCCTTCCCCAGCTGATCGAACTGTGGGGTCTGAACGTGCAGACCGAGGTGGAATCCAGAAAAAACCTCGAAAAAGTGAGCGGGAAATGACCACCCCGCTCTTTCTGCTGCGCTGTGTACAGCTCGGTATCAGCATCGCCGACCTCGACCTGCTGACCATCGGGTTGGTCAATGATATGTTCACGGAGCGGCAGAACGACGACTATCCGTACAAAGAGCTGGCAAGTCAGTCGGACTTCGACCGGTTCTAAAGGTTCGACTTATTTTACTTGACTTTGCAGACCATCTGATTTATTATACTCGCAAAGAAGTAACTTACGAGTTACTAACTCACGAGTATAATTATTGGAGGTGGACGTATGAATCAATTCTATTGCCGTGAGGATGAGCTTCGGAAACTGAATAAACGGTACGCTGGTGATAAGTTTGAGTGCATCGTCATCTACGGCAGACGACGTGTTGGTAAAACAGCATTGATCAATGAGTTCTGTAAAGATAAGCCTACCATTTTCTTTTCTGCATTGAATACGACAGGAAAGGAAAATCTGGAGGCTCTCTCAAAGTCAATCATGAGTTTTGAGCGGCCAGATATGGAGTTTGCACCAGAGTTCAGGTCTTATGATGCTGCCTTGGACGAGCTGACTGCACTTTCAAAGGAAAAACGAATAGTCTTTGTTATTGACGAGTACCCGTATCTTGCAAAGGCAAAGCCGGCCATTTCAGCGATGCTGCAGCACATCATCGACCACAAGTGGACAGAATCAAAGATGTACCTGATTCTTTGCGGCTCCTCTATGAGCTTCATGGAGAGTCAGGTGCTTGGCAAGGAAAGTCCGCTGTATGGCAGACGTACTGGCCAGTTTAAGATTGAGCCGCTAGACTATAAAGAAACCGCTGTGTTCCACCCAAATCTGTCCGCAGAAGACAATTCCCTGATTTATGGAATCACGGGAGGAGTTCCCCACTATATCAATAAGTTGGATGTGCGAGATAGTGTGGATGAAGCTCTGTTGGATAATTTCTTTGACCGCTCCAGCTATCTGTATGAGGAACCGGGGAACTTACTGAAGCAGGAACTCCGGGAGCCAGCCATTTATAATGCAATCATTAAAGCGATTGCAGAAGGTGCTTCCCGAATGAACGATATCAAGATGAAGGTCGGCGAGGAGAACTCGGTCGTATCGAAGTACCTGAAAACGCTGATCGACCTTGGCATTGCTAAGAAAGAAACACCGATTACAGAAAAACCGGGTAAGAAAACCATCTATCTGCTGGCTGATAACTTCTTCCGTTTCTGGTATCGGTTTGTGCCAATCAATATGAGTGCCATTGACTCTGGCAGAATTGCAAAGACCTATCCACACGCTGTAAAACAGTATCTTCCGGATTACATGGGTCTAATTTATGAGAAGATGTGTCAGGATTACCTGCTCTATTATTCGGATAGCCTTCCTATTGAGCTGAGTGAAATCGGCCAGTGGTGGGGGACAGACCCGAAGAAGAAAAAGCAGATACAGATTGATATCGTCGGAACTCCTGTTGAGGGCAAAGACTATATCATCGGTTCATGCAAATACCGGAATGAGAAAATCGGTGTGGATGAACTCGATTTGATTCGGAATTATGCCTCAGTTTTTGGAAAGGGCAACAACTATCACTACTATATCTTCTCGAAAGGCGGATTCACAGATGGACTTCTTCAGGCACAAGAGCGAGGTGAAGTTCGGCTGATAACGCTGGAAGACCTTTACAAGTAAAAATTCTAATCAACCCTGCTGGTGAAAGCTGGCAGGGTATTTTTATACCCATTTTTTAGCCTGTCTGCTCCGTGCAGATGGGCTTTTTTCATGCCTGCAAGGAGGTGGTTACGCAAATGGCATCCAGAATCCAGGGCATCACCGTTGAGATCGGCGGCGATACCACAAAGCTCTCCAAAGCACTGGAAAGTGTAAACAAGTCAATCAAGGGGACGCAGTCCGGACTGAAGGATGTCAACAAACTCCTGAAGTTGGACCCCTCCAATACAGAACTGGTCGTCCAGAAGCAAAAGATGCTCAAGGATGCCATTGAAGCCACCAAGGAAAAGCTGGCAACGCTGAAGACTGCCGCACAGCAGGCTAATGAGCAGCTTGCCAACGGTGAGATCACCCAGCAGCAGTACGATGCTCTCCAGCGTGAGATCGTGGAGACTGAACAGAATCTGCGATCCTTACAGGACCAGGCGGCGACCACGAATGCGACTCTTGCCAAAATCGATGAAGCCGGAGAAAAGCTCCAGAACATTGGATCTTCTGTGGAGAATGTCGGTAAGAAGTTCCTGCCGGTGACTGCCGCTGTAACGGGTCTTGGCACTGCTGCAGTGAAGACTGCAGCAGATTTCGATTCCGAGATGAGCAAGGTCTCTGCCATTTCCGGTGCGACCGGGGATGACTTCGACCAGCTTCGTGCGAAAGCCCGTGAGATGGGTGCAAAGACCAAGTTCTCTGCATCCGAGGCAGCTTCGGCGATGGAGTATATGACCATGGCCGGATGGAAGACCTCCGACATGCTGAACGGTATCGAAGGTATCATGAACCTTGCGGCGGCATCCGGTGAAGACCTCGCTACGACTTCGGATATCGTTACGGATGCCCTCACAGCTTTCGGTTTGTCTGCGGCAGATTCCGGGCATTTTGCAGATATCCTTGCGGCCGCTTCTTCCAATGCGAACACCAATGTCTCCATGATGGGCGAGACGTTCAAGTACTGTGCGCCTATTGCCGGTGCACTGGGGTTCTCGGCAGAGGATACCGCAGAAGCCATCGGTCTGATGGCAAACAGTGGTATCAAGGCTTCTCAGGCTGGTACTTCCCCGTCTCCCTTAATTAAAGATATTGTTGGGTAAAAAAGAAAGGTCAGTCGATTTTGCCGATGAAGCGGTAGTAGATTTCTACTTCCTGCTCACGGCTTCCGTGCTCGCCCTTGACAGCTTCGTGGACGGTTATTTTTTCAATTAGAGTGTTCAGAAGTTCGGC